GCGCTTATGAACAAGGCCGACTATATCCATCTGTTTAAAGAGGCTTGCGGTGGCAAATGCAACGCTGAGTACAACCCTTGTGCGTATCGCCAGGCTGCTGATTCGTTAACAAAATTAAAACCTACAGCATACATTGGTGATAAAGGGGTTTTTCTGCGTACCGTTACAAAACCTCATTTGTTTACGGCGCTTTACGCTTTTAATTGGGAAAACAATGAAGATGCGCCACTATCGTAAACAGTTTTGGTATTTCCCTGAACTGGGTGTGTTTATGAAAGCGCACAACCGCAAAGTTATATTTCGCAAAGTCTATTACGTTTTTTAGGTAACAAATGAATCCACTTAGCCCGAAACAAATACTGAGAAACCTTGAGAATGGGTTTTTTATGACGCATCAAGAGCAAACTGAGGCAGCAAACCTAATACGCCAGTTGCAAGAATCCAACAGAGTGTTATCTGAGGGAATACTGGAATACGCAGAGGCAGCTGACAGGTTGCGCCGTGAATTGGTCGGTATATCAAAAGGATTAAAATGAAACTAACCAATTTGTACGTTGCTGCTGCCGACAAACTACGATCTAAAGGCTTGGTTTCCGATAGCCGTGAAATGACGTTATCTATGTGCTTGTCAGAACTTGGTCTATTAGCCCCGACTGGCGAACGTGCGTTACTTGAAAAATACCTGACCCACATCGACAAGAAGATTGATAAGTTTGACAGGCCGGCATACAGGCTATCGCCAGCCATGCGTATAGCCTCACAGAGAGCCGCAAAAGAGCAAACGGTACTCATGGGTGTGGGAGGTTGGTGATGACCATCTGGGACTGGATGTTTGTGTTTTACGCCGCTGCTGCCGTTTTGGTTGCCACAGCCCTTTGGGTACGTTGGTCACGCCCAACGAATTATCCCAAAGAGTTTGTTTGTGATGGTTGCGGTCAAGTCTGTACAACGTTGCGTGACGGGCTTTGCGTGTATTGCGACAAGCAATTTAAGCCAACATCGACGAAGCCTTTACCTTAACGTCAGCAACTCGATTTAGCCAGCCTTTGCCAAACGTTGGAAAGGTGTTTAAAGACCGATAGAAGTCCTCTTTGGCTTGGCTAAATCGCTCAATCAAATCAACAGGGTCAGTAGCCTGCACAGCTGCCATTGTCATCGGGCCAAACCCACCGTCTGGCGTAACCCCAACTGCGGTTTGCAATGTTTTGATTGCTCTGCCTGCGCCAGCATTAACGGCAAAATCAAACATTAAATAATCAAGACCCATTGGCAACTCATCGCCACGCACAGCGTCGAAATACTTCTTTTTGTACAAAGGCTCAACCTTTTCCGGTGTAAGCCCACGCATTTCAGCCTCGTCTGACTCACGGCCTACCCAGTTCTCCCAAGTTGCTTTGGTTACGCCTAAGTTAGTCATGCCGCCTGGGTCGCTTGGATGGTTCACAAACCCTCCCTCCGACTTCAACATCAGCTCGAACGATTTTTGCCAATTACTAATCATTTACTCATCTCCGTGCTTGCTAGGTTAATACGAGTCTTTGCTTGGATAATATCTTTAGGCGGTATTTTAAAACCCACCGCAATGTAGCCTACAAACCTGCCTTGTTCAGGCGGTATAGCGCCACGGCACATGTACGTCACGCCATGTTTGACAACGTACTCACCGAGCTTTGAGCTTGGTACAAACGTTTCGCAATGCACCTCGCCTTGAAACATCGTAATGACTGCACGGTTGCGTTCGGGCGAACTGGTAAACAAAGCGTTGATTACGCCTTCAAGCGATTTTTCACGACCCTGATTGCTCATTGCCAAGATGGTTGTGCGGCTATTTGACTGAAGATTGACAGAGTTAATAACCACCACATCTGCGCTCAGATCGTAAATTAAAGACTTGGCAATAGCCTCGACAAGCAACGGTTCTTTGAGTTCAGTCTTTTTGCTACTGATTGCACCCAAAATGACCTGCCGTGAGTCCCAAGCAAAGTAGCCAGCAAACGCAACAAACGCAATCAGCACCACCGAGATCAGCTTGAACGGACTGTCTACCCACTTGATAAGATCAACAACCTTGTCGGTAAAGTCTGGGTTTCTCACAGGCGCAGGTTTTGCAACCCGTTTTACTGGCGCTCGTTTAACCGCAGGCTTTTTAGCCGTTACCATTACTTTTTTCTTTTGATTTCGACCAAGTTTCAGCAACTTTTTCTACGCCACGGCTACCAAAGTATGCGGTCATCACAACCATACCCCAGTTTCCAAGCAACTCAACGTAGCTTTTATTGGTTTCAATATCAAAGGCAGACAGCATGGCAAACGTGAAGTAGCCACCCAAAATAATTAACAACACCATTGGGCGAATGTTTTTTGCAAGCCACGAATCAGATGCGGTATCAGCCTGCCACCGTTTGGTGATTTCTTGCTTTTCCGCAAGTTCTGCTTGTATTTGAGCAAGCTCACCGTTCTGCTGCATCTGCATTAACTCAAGCTGGGCTTTGGCTTTCTGTTCGGGGTCAGGGAAAAACTTATCCAAGACCTTCATGCCAATACCGAGGATATCCATGATTGGAAACATGTCAGAACCTCACGTTTTTAAACCAAGCCACCATGCGCCAGCACCACGCTTTGAACGCTTCCCACTTTGCTTTTAAGTAAGTCATTTATCTGCCTTTGCATCAATCTTATCGTAGAGTCGAGCGATCATCTGCTCAAGGCGGTCAAAGCGTTTTTCCATTTGGGATTCAAGCGTTTCAATTTCTGATTTTTTAGCGTAAGTTTCTGAAACGTGCAGACGCAGATCAGCAATGTCTGCTTTTAATTCTTTAACAGAATCCCATAGCTGACGGGCAAACCAACCACCAATAGTCAGTAGTGATCCTGCACCGATATTGATGATTAATTGCCAGTCCATTTACAGTCCTTAAAGATTGCGTAGATTGCCCACGGTATTAACCATAAACTGCAAAGCAGTATCAATGGAGAAAGAACCAATACAGCAATAAAGTTAAGCAATTTCTATCCAAGATTGCGTTGCCTCATCCCACACATACGGGCTACCAGTCTTAGGCATGGCAATTGGCGCTTCCCACAAAAACGTTTTAGGGCTAAGAACCCATGATGCGTAGGGCTGTGGTGCGTAAAAAACGTCTGCTACGGGGTCGTAGTGATACCCAATGCCGGCAAAATTACCACGCAAAGGTGTGCCGCCTTTTGTGTGTACGTTGCCGTGTGTATTGTATGAAGTCTGCAACCATGTGCCAGGACTTGAGTCCACAAACGTGTCAAAAAACTCAGGTTCTGCAACAATAACTTGCGTAACTTTTCCGTCTACTATTTTTGCAAAATGTCCCATGATGATCCTTATGCGGTGTATGTGCCAGACGATGTAAATGTATGAATAGTGTTGCCACCGCTTGATGTGACTGTGCCGCCTGTGCCTCTTTGTGCGCCAGCGTAGGAAATAATAACTATGCCTGAGCCGCCTGCTGAACCAACAGAACTTCCTACTGATGTGCCACCGCCGCCACCACCCCCTGTGTTAGCACTTCCAGCTACGCCTGTTGGTGTTCCAACCGTTCCTCCTGCCCCACCACCACCAACACCTCCTGCTGATGACGTTACATCACCTGCGCTACCACCGCCACCTCCATAATTAACGGCAGAGCCACTTATAGAATTTGATGAACCAGCACCGCCTGCACCTGCCGTAGTGCCAACACCAGCATTTCCAACAGCACCCGCACCACCGCCACCTCCGGGGCCTCCTGACCCACCAGAAGCACCGCCATTGTTACCCTGTCCACTTGTACCTGCACCACCTGCATTTGTACCGCCTGAACCTCCGCCACCAGAACCACCAGCAGTTCCAGCAATATTGCTACCTCCTTTGCCGCCGCCGATTGCGGTTGCAATTGCAGCAAAAGTTGTATTACTCCCGTTTACACCAGCAGCACCGCCGCTACCGATAGTTATGGTATATGTCGCACCAAAAGAAAAAGCCGTTGTTGATGCAATTAACCCACCCGCACCACCGCCTGCGCCTTGAGCAATACCCGATACACCAGCACCGCCACCACCGCCACCTGCAACAGTCAAATAACTAGCAGAATACAGCAACGAAGTAATCTGCTGCCATCCAGCTGTTACATATGTTTCAAGTTGATCTAAAGTTGAATTGTATCGAGTCATCCCTAGTGCGGGAGTGCCTGGCCGCTGTCCTGTCGTCCCGTTAGGAAATTGCCACGCCCCTGTGCCTGTAGACAGCAATTGAGTGCCTGCGCCTGAAAGCGTTAAAACACCGCTAATTGTCAAGTTTGTAAATGTCGTTGCAGACACACCAACCACTTGAAATTGCGTACCGTCGTAGACAATAACAAACAAATAGTTTGCATTTATATCACCGGCTGCTAATGCCGTATTGCCATTTTTAGTAATAGACTTTGCGCCTAACGAGCTAATATTGATTGTCACCGCACCAGTATTTGTATTAGCTGCAACAAAAGCAAACATTTGACCAGATGCGTATGCAGTCAATGATGGGCTGACAGTTGCTGTAATCGTATCTGTCCCTGATACCGTCAAGAACGAGCCAAACGAGTTTTGCACTTGTGCAATGTTTGCAGAGTCAGTTGCTGCCGAACCCGCACTCAATCCCGTGAACTTAAAAGTTCCCATGGGAAGATTGGCTGTTGGTGTCGTTTGACCGTCTTTAGTAAGCGCAGTCGATAGGCCGGTAGCCAAATCAGCGGTCAGCGCATTAAACGCTGTTGATGAAATGACTGTGCCTGTGACAACGGGCTGACCAGTTGAGTTAATTACAAATGTACCGCTGCCGTTATAGCTCATTGATTACCTCTTATTGTTGACCAACTTGGGGATTAGTCAAAAGCCCCGCATAAATGGATGCCGGCACTACTCGTTCACCGAGAGAAAAGCCTGGCACTTTAGTTGATAATGCTCTGCCCATGTCTAATGCTCGTTGTTGCTCTGCTGAGTTTAACGTTCCTTGCATCATTTTTTTAGCAAACGGGATGGCAAGAGTTGCACCAACACCAAACCCGCTCAAGCCCGTAGCAGATGCAAGTAAGTCAATCCCCGCACCAAGCACTAAAGCGCCAGAGTTGCTATTGTTAACCGCCGAGCCTTTTGGCTGCACGGTTGTGTACTCAGCAACACGGCCTAAACGCTTTAACTCGTCAATTTCTTCAGGTGAGAAAAACAAAGCTAGTTTTTTATCGCCAATTTCTTTAAGAGTTTTGTTATACGTTGCAGCACCAAATGTACCAACCTCATCTGATCTGCCGCCTAATGCTCGATCTTTTAAATGCGTCAAGATAGCCGACTTTGTGGCTGCTGGATCGCCTGATTTAGCAACTGATGCTGCGTCTGCAACGTCACCATTAAGCACAAACTTGCGTACAAACTGGTCAGGTTGCATCCCATCAACGGTTTGTTCAATTGGTTTGGTTGACTCTTGCCAATTCATGCGTTCACGGTGTGATGCTCTTGCTTTGTTCAACGCCGCTAACAATTTGCCGGCTTGAGCGTCTTGTGTTTGCAAAAACTTGCCACCGGCCTCAGTTACTAATTGATTGCCGCCAAATTCTGTTTTAACTGGCGCAATGTCAGTTTCATCAATAGCTTGACGCACTAAACTTAAAGCGTTTTTTGTGTTCCCACTTGCACCACGTTGCGCTGTTGCAATCATGGTCATCAATGTATCAAGTGCATTGGTATCAAACGGGACAGGAAACGTTTTACCGTTAATTGTTGTTTGACCGGCACTTAACTCGTTCAGCATTGACCGAATTTCAGGTGGCAAAAATGCGTTAGCGTTTGATTTTGCTAACAATGTATCAATATTGTTAAGCAAATCCGCACGATTTAATGGTGTTGTACCGCCTGGCAAAGCACTTGCCTCGTCATATAACTTAGACGTAGCTGCTTTCTTTGCCGCATCTTCAGCAGCAATTTTTGCTGCACTTGCCTCGCCTGCCTCCATCAAATACGGCGCTTGTACGTTACCCGCACCTCTGGCGTTTAACGCATCAATCAACGCTTTGTTGTTTGCCGCTTGCACATTGCCCAATGTTTGCAAATTGGGGTCTGCCGAATTCATGCCAGTTTTGGCTAAGTTTTGCTCTAGCGTGATTTGCCGTGGATCAAGCGTAATCATGCCTTTGGTTGGCGTAGTACCCTCAACCATGCGAAAATCAAGCAATCGACGCATTGCATCGCCACCCAAGTCACCGCCAGTTCGCAACGCATTTGCTACATCTGCTGTCAACGACTTGCGTACTTGGTCTGGCAATCGGCTGAAATCAATGCCTGACTGACCGAGCTTTAAAGTAATGATCTGATCAACTTCAACAGGGTTTGGAATTGCAGCGTCAGGGTTTAACTTGCCTGTGAGTGTAGGCGCTACCTTTTGACCGGCAGACGTAAGCAAAGACTTTGCCCCACTATATCCCGCAGGCGCAGCAATGCCACCCGCCAAGCCTGCAAAAAATTGCTGCAACGGATCGCCACCTGATTCTCTTACTAACCCGCTGCCGTACCCTGCGCCAGCTGCCGAACCGTATTGCAACATGGGATTAGCAGCCAACTGGTTTGCAACGTTGCTTGTGATGCCAGTGGTATTTTTAGCAATTGCACCCGCACCTGATACCATTGGAATGGTTGACGCTATTGACGTAGCAATATCACCCACAACCTGTTCGCTTGGCAATACATTAGCCAAACCTGTCCGAGTGTCCATGACAGACGTTTCTCTAGGTTTGGGCAATCTCAACAGATCGGCTAACTTTGTGCCGTAAGTTGACATTGATGCTGCTGGTGGCCCACCGGCAAGTTGTGAAAGTGCGCTAACGCCCATCCGCATAGGCTCTAATGGCAAGCCTAACGTGTTCGCTGCGCCTTCAATTGCGTACCGGCCTGTCAACCCAACCTGTCGAGGGAAATCTGTAACCGCCGACATAATGCTTTCGCCTGTAGACTTTTCAGGCGGTGGCGGTAGGGGCGTTTGGGCATGAAACGTATTAGCTAGTTTCCACGCCTCTGCCTCGTCTTTGGCATCTACCTCGTAAACTTCTTTGCCAATCTTTACTTCAAAAGTGGCTGTTGTCATTTTGGAGTAATCCTACGAACAGAGCCTGGCGGTGGTGCGGCAGGCGTGGCTGCATATTTTTCGTTCAATGCAATAACGGCTTCCAACGCTGCAATGCGTGTTTGATAAGGTTTATTTGGATTTGCAACGTCAGCTGCCGATTGTTGATACAGCAATCTATCTGCATCACTTTGCGGGCCTTCCATCCTAGGAATGTTAGACGTTAACGCCCCACCAATAACTCGCAATTGCCCATCGGCTTTTGATTTGTCTGTTGGAATACCCGCAGCATCGGTTGCCATTGTAAACAAGCTACTAATCAAACCAGATGATGATTGTGGCAATACTGCTTTTGCTCTAGCCGCCAAATCAAGAACCGTTTGACCTTGCGTAGTTTTTACGTCAGGTTTGGCAAGCAATGGGCTACCTGTGTTTGCAGCTTCAACAGCTTGTGATCTTGGTACAAAAGAGGCTTTACCATCTTTATCGTAAACAGTAACAAGATCAAGTTCAGCCTCTGCTTGTCCTGTAGATTTTGCAACCATGCCTTTAAATTTAGCGGTCAATTCCGCTGCTTTTGCAATTGGAACGGCAGTAAGTTTGCCATCGATCATCACGTTTACCGTGTTTTCCGCAGGGGCTGGTGAAGTTTGGGATACTTGACCCAATGGCCCTTTTACTGTTGCGTTAGGGGCAAAAGATTGAGTTGCCTCTTTTTCGATCAATTGTTCAACAACTTTTCTATCAGGACTATCGGTTGGCAACGAATCTCTTAAAGTCATTAGCCTTGTAATTTGCAAATCGTTCGGTGGCGGCATGATGCCTTCCATTACAATTTTTTCGCCACCTTTGCCAATTTGAACATAACGCAATTGACCATTGACCATTGCGGTAATTGGCGCACCTGCTGGCATATTGACTACGTTATTACTAATTGCTCGACCTGCTTGTATTTGTCTTGTTTTGTAAGCATCAATACTAAGAGGTGTTTGACCTGCGGCTTTAGCTTGTTCAGCATAAAGTTTGTACTCAGCTAATGGCCCTGTGTTTTGTTTCTCTAAACTCTCATACATCAACTTAGCAACTGGTGATGCGTATGGGTTTTGACCCATCATTATTTCAACTAATCGTTGACGTTTTTGATCTGGGTCAAGCGATACAGCTGCTTGCGATGAGATCGCTGCTTGTGGTGCTACGGCAGGCTGATACGCCACGGCAGGCGTTTCCACGTTGCCCGACGGTGCAACTGCTAAGTTTGGATTGTCCTCAAAGTCAGAACCCATTGGGGTAAATGACGTTGCAGGCCGTGCTTGAATTTCAGGCATACCCATGACCGCAGCACGACCAGGCGAGGCTGGTCTATCTTGCAATCCTGACAACATTTGTTGCGCTTCTGCCTTGGCTTCTTGATTTAGCTTAATGCGTTCTTCATCGCCCGTACCTCTTGCGCCCATGTAGGCTTGCAACACTTTGGCAAGTCCCGATAAAGGTGAAATAGGCGCTTGGATACCTTGGTAGCTTTGAATATCAATTGGCTGAAACGCCTGTTGTTGCATAATCTGCGCTAACTTTTCGTTGCGCTGAATTGCTGCTAACCGAGTGTTGTAGTCCAAATTCATGGCTTACCCCGTGTAATTGTTTGCATTCATTGCTGGCGCTTGAGCATTAGCCGAATCAAACATACCGCCAGTTTGCGCTTGACCGAGTTTAAGCCGAGCCATGTAGTCTTGAAAATCTTGCATTTTGTTTTGTTGGCTTGCTTGTTGATACATTTTCATCGCATCTTGAGCGCCACTAAACGGGTTCTGAGCTTGCGGCATTTGCTGTTGCATATCACCTTGCAACTCAGTTGGTTGGGCTTGTTGTTGCAACATCTGAGCCATTTTCTGCTGCGGAGTCATGTTGACGTATTGATTAAGCATCGCAATTCCTTAATAACTCTAAAGTAGGCAACAAGGCAGACTTTAGTGCCGCCATGTTTATTTTATATTTTTCATGCAAATTTGGGTGTTTTTCTTTCATCCATGCCACTCGATCCGCTGAATGTTCCAAATACGCTGTGCAATCGTAACAATCAAGGCTCGAATGGTCGATTGCATAATGTTCTGGTAACTGGCATTGAGTCCGTAAAAACGCCAAAACTTGCTCTTTAGTCCATGTTTCTATCGGTTGAATAAACATAATTCCATTTACTATTGACCCATGTTTAGCTGTACTTTTATGACTTTCATCAAGCCGTTGACCACGAATCATTTGAGTAATCCCACGCTCTTTTGCAGCTTCCATTAAAGGTTTTGATTTGTTTTCGTAACAACAATTTAAGTAATTTTGCACCATTACAGATTTTTGCTTTGTTAATTCCATCCCATCTTTTGTGTTGTTTATTGGCACAATGTCGCTAGGCAATCCAAATTTTTCAATTTGACTTTGTTGATTTGAAACTACTTCAATAAATTCAACTGCTTGCGCTTTAATTCTGTTTATTATTTCTATTGTTTCAGGATAAGCCTTGCCCGTGTTTGCCCAAAAGACAATGGGATTCTTTTCCCGATACAAGTACCAACACGCTAAAGAATCCTTCCCGCCTGAGAAAGCTAGTCCTAACATTAAAAATACATTGCAGCAGCCAACGCAGCCGAGGTAAGACCTTGAGTCGTAGCGTTTTGACCCGCTTGCTGGATGCCGTACCGTGACATATCAGCTTGTCCCTGCGCTTGCACACCCGCAAAAGTTGGTGATGGCGCTACGCTCATGCCTTGATAACCTTGGAATTGAGGCAATTGAATCTGTGAACCGCCCATTAACCCAATGACTTCATTGATTGGCTGTTGTCGTAACGCCAAATCCTGCGCTAATTGCTGTTGTTGCGCTGTATTTTGGAACTGGGCTTTTGCTAATGCTTGGTTGTACTGCTGACCTTGTGCGGTAATACCTTGACCAAAGTTTTGACCAATTGCGGCATTCGCAAGTTGATCGGCTGTTACACCTTGACCAAAGTTTTGTCCTACCGCTGTGTTGTACAAACCGGCCTGCGACAATTGCTCATTCAAACCTTGTTGCCGAGCCGCCATGTCGATATTGATGCCTTGTAGCGCAGCTTGGCTATACAAGTCGTTAATACCCATTTGACGGTTTCTATACGCCGCATCGTAGGCAGCTGTGCCTGGCGCTAAACCTTGGTTTGCTAATGCTTGCTTAAAAGATACGTCACCGGCTTGAATAGTGGGGTCAAGTCTTGCCAAAATAGCTTGTTGAGCATTAATGCCTGCATTGGTAGGCATTTGGGTCAAACCGCTTGTATCAATCTGTCGTTGTGCTAAACCGTAAGTGTCAGCAGCGGTTTTTGCTTGCGCTAAACCATATTGATCGGCTAATGGCGCTGGTTGATACCCAGTAAAATCTTTTTTAATATCAGTTGATGTTGGTGTAAAAGGCTGCGAAAGCGTAGCGTAAGCATTTGAAATGCCTCTTTCACCAAGGTTTGCTAATGAAGTTTGCACACGTTGCTGTGCATCTAACGTTTGTTGCGCTTGTGGGGTAAGGGTTTGAGTAACTGTTGGTTGACCACCACCAGTCATAAACCCTTCACGGGTTGGCGCTGCGCCTCGTTTTGCATTGTCGGCATCAAAACTTGCTTGGTCAAAATATGTTTGCCCAGTTTGTTCGTCTGGTCTGTAATATCTATTACGGTCTACGTTGTTAGCGTTGTATTTAGCTAACGCCGCATCGTATGAACTTTGGTCAAACGTGGGGGCAGAATACGTTACCGTTTGATTCCCAAATGGCGTATACATATTTGGGTTTGACATAATGTTCGATTGTCTAGCCGCTGCAAGGTTATCAATACCCTGCTGCTTGGCTGCGCCAATATAATCTGGTGCTGGTGGTGCTGCGCTTGACTTACCCATTTTCTACCCCTAGAAACCGGCACTTTTCTTGTGCCAATGTCAAAAATATAATATCGCCATCCGGTACTGCATCCTTAACCCTTGCTTCTTCACTAAAACCCATCTTGGTAACTAATTTTAAGCTCTTTGCATGGGTGCTGCTCACCGGCACAATAATCTTTTTTACCTTACAAAACTCAAAAGGGTAGCTAAATATCGCTCTCAAATACCCTTTTGTAATGCGTCCTTCAATTGCGATATGACACACAATTGAGGCTTTATTCCAATTCTCGTAAATCACGCCTGCAATGATCTGACCGTCACGCTCTAACCCAATTGCTTGCGACCCGTCTGCAAAATACTTACCCTGCACTCGCTCTGCTACCCAATGACCTATTTCAGCGCCTTGGGTTATATGCCACCCCAACCTTGCTGATAAACAATGTCCGTCGATGCCCATAGAATTGTCGTTCCTTGAGAGGCAGATTTAAACTGTGTTGCAGCGCAATAGCCGATTCCAGTCACGCCTTGCCAGTTGTTTGTAATTACCGTATCTGTAGCCCAATAGTCCACATCCCACAAAGCAACGTCCCATTTAGCAGATACTTGTGGGCTAAAACTTAAAGCCGCTGTTGTGTCTGCTAGATCAAAATCCATGTTTAAACCAATGAATATTGACGGTGTGCCGTTTGTAAAGATCGACGGTCTAGCTCTTGTGAAATACTTTTTGTACCCACGGGCATCAAAATAATTAAACGCCTGCAACGCATAGCCGTTTATGTCGCTTACATCATCAGCGTAATTGTCATCCCACGCATGGGCAACAAAGCCATTTCCACCCCAATACGGCTCATTGTCAAAAATTGCCCAACAATTAGCGTACTGGCCTGTGAAGTTGCACCAGGCTTTAGTGATGTTATTCATCACATATTGCTGTTGTTGACCTTCAGCAACCGGCACATTGACCGTCAAAGCGTTGTGTTGTGGGTCAAAAATAATGTCCCACCCAAAATTACCGCCATACGATTGTGTTGCAGCAGTAAATGCGCCTTGAATCTTGTCCGACAGCGCAACACGGGGATCAAGTCTAGATGATTGCAGGCTTGCGGCAAGTGGATACAGACCGTTATAGGTCAGCATCAACATATCGCCGCCGTACTTTAGTAGGCATCGCTTGCCAACGGGCTTGCCAACCCTCCAAACGCCGATTAGCGCCCATTTCGTAGAATCTGAGGGGTCAGTACCCGCCCACACAATAATCTCGCCATTGGACGTTATAAACACTAGGTTATCGTCTACTCCGTAGCCTGCATCAATCGTCCATGTTCCCACGGCAACCAAGAATCCACCAAGTTGGGCAACCGAACTCATATCAATTGCGTTAGCTGCGCCTGCAATGCTCAAAGTTGGCAAATAGTATGCCTTTAAACTTGCGTTTTGCGTAAACCAAACTTGGTTCTTAAAAATGGCAATATTGCTTAGACTGCTTGCCCCAACACCAGTAATGGTTGGATTTGTCCATACTGACCCGTCATATAGCAACGGTGCATCTACGCCATTGACTAAATACAAGTAGCCGCCGGCAGGCGTTGTGACGTTGGTGTATTCCCACTTTGCGTTGCTCAGACCCGTCTTGACCGCTGCGCCAACCGCACCGCCGGCAGTACAGTCATAAATCGACGTTCCTGCAATTGCAAACAATTCGTCAGTTGCACCGCTTGAATAACCCATCAACGTCTGAACTTGACCTGTGATGCCGGTGGAATATTTAGTGTATCCACCACGCAACACCACATTGTTGACTGTGGGGAACAAATTGGTTAATTGAACGGCATCTAGCGTATCCATGTTTGCAATGGAATCTCGCACGTTCCAACCACCAATAGGCGCTGGCAACGACTGAACCCGTGCCGCCGTACCTTGAACAAGTCGGCTTGCCATTAGTTTGTCCCGTAGCCGGTGTCAGGAATGTTGTCGTAGCCAATCAAGACTGTGCCTGGGCGTGGTGCAAACGACAAGTTAGCCGCTGACGTATCTTGCGCCCGAACAATCTCAAATTCCTCGATATAGTTGCGATACATTGCCGTAGTATCAAAGCCTTTAGCCTCAAAATACTTGAGCTTAGTAGCCAATACCATGAGTCGATCTGGGTAAATACAGGTATCTGTGTCAGCAGTAAACGAATCTTTTACAACATTTGTTGACGATAATGCCCAACCCTTTGAACGATACTCGTAACCCAAAAGTTCGTTAGTCGAAACGCCAGGCCAAATCTGAAAATATTTACCTAACAAGCGCCAGCGAATCCGTGGGCCGGTAGCGATAAAGCCTGAAAGCAACCATTCCCATTGCTGTGGACTCTCTGGGCCTAGCATCTCCCAATGCTTGCTGAGATCCCAATGAGTACGAGGAACGGTTGATTCGTAATCTGAGGGTAAAGGGTACTGCACCTTTTCAAAAGTGATTGAAGTGCCTAAATACGTCCCTGTAGCGGGTAAGTTGATCGTTACTTGCGTAGCTGAATCAACCGATTCAATGTAAGCCGCATTTGAGATGCCATTACCCACAACCTGATACGTTGTATCAAGCCCAGCTGTCGATGGAATGTTGGTGATAGTGTATGTATCTTCAACCACATCACCTGTCGTTACGCTGAAGGTTGTGGTGAATGTGTGTCGTTTGGTTAATTCTCGCCAGTCATGCTTTCGCAAGAACTCATAGCCGGCAGCGTTCATCAACGCCAAGATTTGAATTACATCTTGGTTCGTATTCGATGCCACAGTAGTTGGCGTTGATACACCCAATTCATTGGTAACTTGGGTGACTAGCTGTAGCATCGTTGATGACATTTATTCCTCTTTTTTTGGCCTCCCAACCTTCTTTTCCGACAACTGAGCCATCAAAGCCGCCATTTGCTCTTTGACTTGAGCAAGTTCCTGCTTGGTGTGTTCAATCTCAGTTTGACTAGAAGATTGGTTTTTAACTTGCAAATAACGCCTTGCCAACTCTCGCAAGCCCATCGCACCCATGCCAATACGCTGCAATTGGT